TTCTATCAGTTTGTGAAAAACATAAAATAGAAAAAGAAAAGCTTTTAGATTATATAGAACTTGAAGTAAGAGAGCAATTTAAACAAATAGAGGTGTAAAGGAACTATGGCAGTTACAACAAAAATATTATCTGATACAAAACACCATGCCAAAGTATTACTCACCTGGAATGCTGATTCAGCTGCGACAGCGGCTGCCGTTGACGCTTCAGGTTTGAGTGACCATGCTAATGGTGCGAAGTTACATATAACAAACATTGTTTATGGTGTAGGTATAGGAGAGGTACTTTTAGAATTTAAAGGCGCTTCATCCGATGTTACCGCTATAAACTTATGTGGTTCAGGCCACTACTATGGTGCTGTAATTAAAAATACAGCAACAAATACAACAGCAACAGGTGGAGATATTAAAGCAACAACAACAAATTCATCATCTGGTTTTGCTTTATTAACAATGCAAAAAGAAGGATTTGGTGAGGCAACGGAGAGTTTCTAAATGGCTGATACAGTAACAACACAAACAATTGCTGATACATCTGGTGTTAAGTTTGTTGCAAAACTAACAAATTTTTCAGACGGAACAGGAGAGACATTGGTCAATAAGGTTGACGCTTCGGCTACAACCTTTATGACTGAGGATGGTAACAGACTTATATCAAAAGTTTATTATTCAGTTAATACATCTGATAGTAAGTCTGGTGTTGAGTTAATTTGGGATGGTACTACTAATGCGACAGCATTGTTCTTATCAGGTCAAGGTTACTTTGACTTTAGAACTGATGGTAATAATATACCAAATAATGCAACATCACCAACAGGAGATGTACTATTATCAACAAAAAACTTTGCAAATGGTGATAATTACACGATAATTGTAGAGTTTAGGTAAAAAATTGTATAAATAGTATTACGAAAAAGAGAGAGATGTAATATGAAATTAATTTCAGAAGAAGTTTGTTCAGCAGAATACCTTGTTGAAGAAAAAAACGGAAAGAAAAATTACACAATTAAAGGTGTCTTTTTACAGTCCAATATTAAAAATAGAAATGGGCGAGTTTATCCTAAGGATATAATGTTAAAAGAAGTAAAAAGATATAACTCAGAATTTATCAATAAGAATCGTGCATTTGGTGAGTTAGGACATCCTGACGGACCAACTGTAAATCTAGAAAGAGTTTCTCATATGATTAAGAAACTTTATCCAGATGGTGATAACTTTATTGGTGAAGCTAAAATCATGGACACGCCTTATGGTAAGATTGTAAAAGGTCTTATTGATGAAGGTGCTCAATTGGGAGTATCATCAAGGGGCATGGGTTCCATTGAACAACGCAACGGCGCTAACTATGTGAAAGATGATTTCATGTTGGCAACCGCCGCTGATATTGTAGCAGACCCTTCTGCTCCTCAAGCTTTCGTAGAAGGCATTATGGAAGGAAAAGAGTGGGTATGGGACAACGGTGTTCTTGTTGAACAAGACATTGAGGCGTGGAAAATGGAGATGATTAAGACTAGACAAAAATCTTTAGAAGAAAAAAAACTAAGGATATTTGGAGAGTTTATTAGAAAACTATAATTTTATAAATATTATATAAATCTGATAAAGGTTTTATAAGCTTATAAAGACAAGAGGAGATTTTCAATGGCAGAATCAGAAAACAGACCTGAAACAGTAGAAGAAGCAGTTGCTAATCCAATGGCTGATGCTCCTAAAAAGAATGCTGTACCTGCTGAACCATCTCATATCGCCAGCATGAATGACGCTGAAGATTTAGGTTCACCTGTGGTTAAACCAACAGACAGCAATCCAGATTCTACTAAAAAGGTTAAACAAGTCGTAGACGCCGTTTCAAAATCTGCACAAGTAGGCCAAGAGCCATCACACTTGAAAGCAGGCTATGAAGGCAAACACGAAGAAGTTGAAGATTCCGAAGATAAAGAAGTCGTTGAAGCTAAAGACAAGGATGAAGTAAAAGACAAAGATGTTGAAGAAGGCAAGAAAAAACATTCTATGAAAGCCGGATATCATGGAGACATTGATGTCAAGGAAGATGTTGAAGCTTTAGTTGGCGATTCTGATTTATCAGAAGAATTTAAACAAAAAGCTGCTACAATCTTTGAAGCTGCAATCAAATCAAAAGTGAAAGCAGAATCAGAAAGATTACAAGCAGAATATTCAAAGAAATTTGATGAAGAAATTGAAAAATCTAAATCTGAATTAACTGAAAAGGTAGATTCATATCTGTCTTATGTAGTTGAAGAATGGATGAAAGAGAACACTCTAGCAATAGAGAGAGGCATTAAAGGAGAAATTGCCGAAGACTTTATCGGTGGTCTTAAAAAATTATTTGAAGACCATTACATTGATGTACCAGATGAAAAGTATGATGTTCTTGAAGACCAAGCTGCTAAGATAGAAGATTTAGAAAAGAAACTCAACGAAGAAATTGAGAAGAATGTTGATATGAATAAAGTCAATTCTGGATATAAACGCCAGGAAATAATTGATGAACATTCATCTGATTTAGCTGACACAGCTAAAGAAAAATTTGACAGTCTTGTTGAAGGTGTTGAGTATTCTTCAGAAGAAGATTTTGCAAAAAAAGTAAAGACTATTAAAGAGTCCTACTTTGAAGCAAAAAGTGAAAGCTCATCTTCGGATGACATTGATGATGTAGCGGTAGGTGGTGAATCTTCGCAAGAAGACTTATCAAACGCAATGGCTGCTTATACCGCCGCTATTAGTAAAACAAAAGACATTAACTTGTCTACTAGTAAATAGAGGAGAGAGGAAGATATGTATTTATCGGAAACTTATGAAAAAAAATGGCAGCCTGTATTAGACCATCCTGAACTTCCAGAAGTAAAGGATACTTACAGAAGAGCCGTTACAAGTGTCATCTTAGAGAACCAAGAAAGAGCTCTCAAAGAAGACAAAGCATTTCTATCTGAGGCTCCGGCCAATGTAACAGGTAGCAGTGTTGACAATTGGGACCCAATCCTAATTTCATTAGTACGAAGAGCTATGCCTAACCTTATTGCTTATGATATCGCTGGTGTACAACCAATGACTGGACCTACAGGTCTTATCTTTGCAATGAGAGCTAGATTTAGCACTCAATCAGGTACAGAAGCTCTATTTGACGCTGCTGATACAGACTTCTCTGGTAGGAACAAAGAAGGTTCTGCTGTTGATGGTTTCTCATCATCCGCTGATTCTGGTTCTAACCCAGCGTTGTTGAATGATGACCCAGCTGGTACATTTACAACTGGTACTGCTATGACTACAGCGGCTGCTGAATCTTTAGGTGAAGATTCAGGAAACAACTTTGCTGAAATGGCGTTCTCAATTGAGAAATCAACTGTAACAGCGAAGTCAAGAGCTCTAAAAGCTGAGTACACAATGGAACTAGCACAAGACTTAAAAGCAATTCATGGTCTAGACGCTGAATCTGAATTAGCAAACATTTTGTCTGCTGAGATTCTTGCTGAAATCAACCGTGAAGTAGTTAGAACAATCTACACCAATGCTGAAATTGGTGCTTCAGATTCTTCATCTACAGCGATTGGTTCTGTTAGCGCTATTAACACTACTACTGCTGGTATCTTTGATTTAGATACAGATAGTAATGGTCGTTGGAGTGTTGAGAGATTTAAAGGTCTTATGTTCCAAGTTGAAAGAGAAGCTAACACAATTGCTTACAGAACTCGTAGAGGTAAAGGTAATTTAATTATCTGTTCATCTGATGTTGCTTCAGCACTTCAAATGGCTGGTGTATTAGATTACGCTCCTGCATTAAACAACAATCTAAATGTTGATGATACAGGAAACACTTTTGCTGGTGTGTTAAACGGAAGATTTAAAGTCTATGTTGACCCATATTCAGCAAACTCTACAGCAAAACAATATTTCGTTTGTGGTTATAAAGGCACAAGCCCTTATGACGCTGGTCTGTTCTATTGCCCATATGTTCCACTACAAATGGTGAGAGCAGTTGGACAAGACAGTTTCCAACCAAAAATTGGCTTTAAAACACGATATGGTTTAATTGCTAACCCATTCGCTGAAGCTGGTTCTGGTGACGCTGCTGTTCAAACAGGCGCTGGAAATGCAAACGCTAACAGATACTATCGTAGAGTACAGGTTGCTAACTTAATGTAATCTTAACTTCTTACGAAGTGTTTATGAAAGGGGAACTTCGGTTCCCCTTTTTTT